ATGGACAACGACAAAATTGATCAACACAGCGACGAAATTGAAGTTGAGAGCGAAGAAAAAGAGCGCGGCAAAAAAATAGAAATAGATGAAGACCGACTCCCCTCCCGGGCGATGGCAATTCATGAGCATATCCGCCAGGATGGTGAAAAAGAGCTGGAACGCGACGCAATGGCGCTACTGTGGTCAGCCATTGCGGCGGGTCTGTCGATGGGCGCTTCGCTACTGGCAAAAGGGATATTTCATGTCGAACTGGAAGGAGTGCCAGGCAGCTTCTTACTGGAGAATCTCGGTTATACCTTTGGTTTTATTATCGTCATTATGGCCCGCCAGCAATTATTTACCGAAAACACCGTGACTGCGGTACTACCCGTCATGCAAAAACCGACAATGAGCAACGTCGGCTTACTTATGCGATTATGGGGCGTCGTGCTGCTGGGTAATATTCTCGGGACAGGTATTGCTGCATGGGCATTTGAATATATGCCTATCTTCAATGAAGAAACTCGCGATGCATTTGTCAAAATCGGCATGGATGTGATGAAGAACACCCCCAGCGAGATGTTTGCCAACGCGATCATTTCCGGCTGGCTGATCGCCACTATGGTTTGGATGTTTCCTGCTGCGGGTGCGGCAAAGATTGTGGTGATTATATTGATGACCTGGCTTATTGCACTGGGTGACACCACCCACATCGTTGTCGGTTCTGTTGAAATCCTCTATCTGGTGTTTAACGGCACGCTGCACTGGAGCGATTTCATCTGGCCCTTCGCACTACCTACTTTAGCGGGGAACATCTGCGGCGGCACCTTTATCTTCGCGTTAATGAGTCATGCACAGATTCGTAACGACATGAGCAACAAGCGTAAAGCAGAAGCACGCCAAAAAGCAGAACGTGCGGAAAACATTAAGAAAAATGATAAAAACCCAGCATAAATGGCGAGGGTTTAAGCAATCGAGCGGCAGCGTACTTACCCCGCAGTCCATTAGCGGGTATACTCATGCCGCATTGTCCTCTTAGTTAAATGGATATAACGAGCCCCTCCTAAGGGCTAATTGCAGGTTCGATTCCTGCAGGGGACACCATTTATCAGTTCGCTCCCATCCGTACCAGTCCGCAAAATCCCCTGAATATCAAGCCTTCCGTAGATTAACAGTTCGTAATGGTTCGCGTCAGATCGTTGACAGCCGCACTCCATGACGGGTAAAAAGTGGATAAAATAATTTTACCCACCGGATTTTTACCCATGCTCACCGTTAAGCAGATTGAAGCAGCAAGGCCGAAAGAAAAACCATACCGCCTTCTCGATGGTAATGGCCTGTACCTTTATGTCCCTGTATCCGGGAAAAAGGTATGGCAGCTTCGCTACAAGATTGACGGTAAGGAGAAAATCCTGACCGTCGGAAAATATCCGCTTATGACTTTGCAAGAGGCAAGGGATAAAGCATGGACTGCGAGGAAAGACATCTCGGTTGGCATCGATCCGGTAAAGGCGAAAAAGGCTTCGTCTAACAACAATTCCTTTAGTGCGATTTACAAGGAATGGTACGAGCACAAGAAGCAAGTCTGGTCAGTAGGCTATGCAACTGAACTTGCCAAAATGTTTGATGACGACATTTTACCCATCATCGGCGGTCTTGAGATTCAGGATATTGAGCCGATGCAACTGTTGGAAGTAATCCGCAGATTTGAAGATCGCGGTGCAATGGAGCGAGCCAACAAAGCCCGCAGAAGATGCGGCGAGGTTTTCCGTTACGCTATTGTCACTGGTAGGGCTAAATATAACCCGGCACCTGACCTTGCTGACGCCATGAAGGGATACCGCAAGAAGAACTTCCCGTTTCTTCCTGCAGACCAGATCCCTGCATTCAACAAAGCACTGGCAACATTTTCAGGAAGTATCGTATCGCTCATTGCGACCAAAGTTTTACGCTACACAGCCCTAAGAACGAAAGAGCTTCGTTCCATGCTATGGAAGAACGTCGATTTTGAAAACAGGATTATCACCATCGACGCCAGTGTGATGAAAGGACGCAAAATTCATGTGGTTCCTATGTCAGACCAGGTGGTTGAACTTCTCACTACGCTAAGCTCAATCACCAAACCAGTATCAGAGTTTGTTTTTGCCGGGCGCAACGATAAGAAGAAGCCAATCTGCGAGAACGCGGTACTGCTTGTGATCAAACAAATCGGCTATGAGGGTCTGGAAAGCGGTCACGGATTCAGGCATGAATTCAGCACGATTATGAACGAGCACGAATGGCCTGCTGATGCTATTGAAGTGCAACTGGCACATGCCAACGGCGGATCTGTGCGTGGGATTTACAACCATGCTCAGTATCTCGATAAGCGCAGAGAAATGATGCAGTGGTGGGCGGACTGGCTTGATGAAAAGGTGGAGTGATCGACCTTAACCACTATCGAATGTCACAAAGCCTTGTGTATCTCAGTTTTGTCTCATCAACCACAGCAAGTCATCGATCGATTGATGCTTGGATGATAGACTTCATGCCTTTGATTATTAGCTGATAGAAGAAATGTTAAAGCTATTTGCAAAGTACACCTCGATTGGTGTGCTGAACACACTTATACATTGGGTGGTTTTTGGTGTATGTATCTATGCCGCGCACACCAATCAGGCTCTTGCAAACTTCGCAGGTTTCGTTGTGGCTGTGAGCTTTAGCTTCTTCGCGAATGCAAAATTCACATTCAAAGCTTCGACTACAACGATGCGCTACATGTTATATGTAGGATTCATGGGAACACTGAGTGCTACTGTTGGATGGGCTGCCGATAAATGTGCACTTCCTCCAATTGTCACTCTTGTCACCTTCTCCGCCATCAGCCTAGTGTGCGGTTTCGTCTATTCAAAGTTCATTGTCTTTAGGGATGCGAAATGAAGATATCTCTGGTCGTTCCTGTCTTCAACGAAGAGGAAGCGATACCTATTTTTTATAAAACGGTACGTGAATTCGAAGAGTTGAAGCCATATGAAGTGGAAATTGTTTTTATAAATGATGGTAGCAAAGACGCTACGGAGTCAATCATTAACGCTCTGTCCGTTTCAGATCCTCTAGTTGTTCCGCTGTCATTTACACGAAACTTTGGTAAAGAACCAGCCCTGTTTGCAGGGCTTGATAATGCAACCGGGGAAGCGGTCATTCCAATTGATGTTGATCTGCAAGACCCTATCAATGTCATCCCTCACCTCATTCAAAAATGGCAGGATGGCGCTGATATGGTTCTGGCTAAGAGAACAGACCGATCTACCGATGGAAGGCTAAAGCGCAAATCGGCTGAGTGGTTCTATAAGCTACACAACAAGATTAGCAACCCAAAAATCGAAGAGAACGTGGGTGATTTTCGCCTGATGTCGCGAGAAGTTGTTGAAAACATTAAATTGCTTCCTGAGCGCAATCTTTTCATGAAAGGCGTCTTGTCATGGGTTGGCGGTAAAATTGATGTTGTTGAGTATGCAAGAGCTGAACGCGTTGCCGGCAACTCAAAATTCAATGGGTGGAAGCTATGGAATCTGGCACTGGAAGGCATAACAAGCTTCTCAACTTTCCCATTGCGCATGTGGACATACATCGGACTTGCTGTCGCCAGCCTGTCATTCATTTATGGCGCGTGGATGATTTTAGATAAGATTCTTTTCGGTAATAGTGTTCCTGGATACCCGTCACTGTTGGTTTCCATACTTTTCCTTGGCGGCATTCAATTGATTGGGATTGGTGTCCTTGGTGAATACATTGGACGCATATACATAGAAACCAAAAAAAGACCAAAGTACATACTAAAGAAAGGTGAAAATAGGAATGTTTAATTCTAAATATTTTTACATACCATTATCAATTATATTTATATTTTGTTACCCAATAGTGTCTGCTGATGTCCTTTATAGGGATGATGTGGCAAGGTCTGTATATTCATTTTCTGCATGGGGAGGGCTTGGTAGGCCACTTTCTGATTTTGTAATGCATATTTTTTCTCTTAATTTTGATTTATTACCAAGCGCTGCTCCTCTTCCGTTGTTCTTTGGTATATTCATTGCATCAGCAATAATTTATTATATTTGTAATTATCTTGTTGAAAAAGAAGACTCTCTGCAGATATCCATTATGCTCACAATCATTTTTGTGAGTCCATTGTTTATACAAAACGTGTCTTTTCAATTTGACGCATTAACGATGATTTTAGCAAATTCATTATGTATGCTGTCATTCTTTGTATTTGACATTAGATCATTTCCAAAGTCATTATTATCCATTGTTTCTTTATTTTCATGCTTAAGCTTATACCAGCCTTGCGCAAACATATTTATATCATTAATTGCATACAATGCTTTATTTGGTAATGGGAAAAACAAATCATATCATCTTGCACTGACATTCGTAGTAACATATGCATTATATTATGTCACTATGTTTTATATAATGAAATATGGTGCTGACAATAGATCTATAATGGTGTCATTCGCAGACATACCATCATCTCTTTATGAATCTATTAATAAGACTTTTAAATATATAGAACCCATTGGGATATCTTTTTTGATTCCTGTTTACATTGGATTGTTATCCTATTTTGTTTGTTATGTTAAAAAGGTCAAACATCAGTTATCCCTAGGGTTTTTAGAGTGCTCATCCAATTTATTATCACCATTAGCGCTATTATTAGCATTGCCTGGACCAGCATTTTTATTAAAGGAAGGGATTACAGATATAAGGGTTCTATCAGGCGCGTCAGCATCCATAGCGATAGTTATTTTTTCCATATATAAATTATTCGGAAAAAAATCTTTTTATTTTATTTCTGTAGTAATGTTGTTTATCACCATAACCACTTCATTCCAATTTTCAAATGCCATAAAAGAGCAAAGGAAATATGAGGAATTTGTCATGGAGATGGTGGCTAATGATTTGGGAAGGCTTGACTTTAACGGCGAGGTATACACTTATGGAAGGATATACGACTCTCCTATTACTTGGAAAATGATTGAGGCAACACCGTTCCTCAAATTTGTGTATAGCCCTGCTGTACCATGGATTGCTGTATCAATGATGCAGCAATTAAGTGTTAAGAATTTGGCACCATGGATAAAAACAGTACAAGTTAACAAGTTAAATGAGGTTTGTGAAAAAAAATCATCACCAATAATAAAAACAAGATATTATAATGTATTTAAAATTGGTGAAGATATTATCGTCGTGTATGGCGATAGAGTTTGTTAAAATTAAAAAAGGCCCAAAACATCGGGCCATTTTTTATGTGTAGTTAGCAATAAGTCTGCAAAACCATTGAGTGCCGCCGTTTATTGTTGAAAGCCTAAATACCTGCGTTCCTGAAAATGAAAGCGACGGTGTATTTGATGCAAGTTTAACGTTAGACCCGAATGTTATTGTTTTTGATGCCGCCGAATAAACAGCTAATGTAACTTCTACATACCCAGTTAACGCATTTGACAATGCTGCTGGGGTTATTGTTACATCGCCAGTTACCGTTGCTGACACATACGCTGCATTAGAAAAGTCAGGCGCATACGATGCACCGGGGGTGTCAAATTTCGGAGACGCTACAAGCAGGGGAACACCTACGCTTCTCCTAAAAATTGTGCTATTGCTAAACATATCGTACTCTATCCCAACAAAGTTCTTAGCTGCCAGGATGTTTGTAAACGACTGGTCTATAGAGTAAATATGGTTTATCAACCTTGCTGTCCATGCTGGTGAGTTTGAGTTTCCACACTCAACAAATGAGCAGTTAACGCTACCAACGGCAAACGGCATTAATGATGCAGTGTAAGAAGACAGTCCCGCAGCATTGAATGCATTCATATTCACGAATGTCTGACATTGAGAAAACGTATTACCCGATGCTCCCGAATCGACAAAGAAACCAATACCGCCGTTAATATAACCATCTACCGAATCTAAATTAGCCTTCGTGTAGTCCCATTTTGACGGAGAGTCTGCAAAGCATTGGTTGAATGAGTTGTTTATCGAGTTTTGCACAACAAAGCAACACTTCATTCTTGAGTTTTGGTCAGCTACCGAGTCGTCATACATACCCCAGTTATGTACTTTATCGATACGATTGTTACCGCCACCCCTCACCCACGTCCCAAATCGGAAATAACGACCTTCACCCATGCTTACCTGATGGTCGCTGCCTTCAATAATATGGGCTTGACTTAGGGGGTTCGTAGGTTTTAATACACCTACCGCGTAAAACTTCATGAGATGAACACCCATGCCGCCAGCGATATGAATGCCATGACCATCAACGTTGGCTACGTAAATACCATCTAACTTGTTGGCATAACCATCAGATATTTTAAATCCATTAACAGTCTTTGCGCGGGCGTCAATTAAAAGATTGCTAATGTGCCCAGCGTATTGATTACCTGTTCCTTTATCGCATTTAACAGCATACCCAGAAGAATCCGCTATGAAGTCATCCGTGAGATATACCCCTCCAAATTCTGCATCTATGCTTACATCACCGTAAACATGTAATGTTGTGTTTATGGGGTATTTCTTTCCATTTAATCTGACAACTTTGCATACAGTATTTGGTTGTATCCAGTCTGGATGACCAGCAGCAGTGCTTGGGGAGTGCTCTAGCCCGGTTAAAGATGCGGCATAATCAATCGCATCCTGTAATGTTGTATACATATCAGGATTGACGAATATAACATTTTTTAGCGTACCCCCAACCGTATCATCTGCGTAATCAACTGATTTATCGAATCCAACTAATCCAGCGCCATTGCTCCCTTCAAGCTGTTGCCTTAACTTATCTGGGTCGTATTTTGCAATGTCAGGGAAGTAGAACTGCTGCGATCCATAGGCGTCGTAAACAGCCATGCTGTAATTCTGCACAGTAACGAACTTTGATATCTGCCCGTTGTAAACAGGATACCCACCCGCGTTAATGACTATCGGCTGAGCAGTCGGAATCAGATCTCCAGTTTCACTTTCAATATAAACAGGGATTTGATTCGCTGGGATTGTAGGGTCGGTATCTGGTAGCCCAAGATAGATTTTACCGTTGGCATTTGCTTTAAATGAGCGTGCCAGCGTGAAAAGCTGCGCAGGCATCCCTACCACTAAGTTTGCGGTGATATCTGACATTTCATTGCTCCAGACGAATGATATGATGCAACCATGATGTGATTGCATACCGAAATGGTACTATTGAGTATTTATCCAGTAGGTTACGATGCCATTCCACCCAACTGGTGAGGCATCAAGGATGTACAGCAAATACGACGAGGCGCAGTTTCACTTGAGACTTCCGCATGAACTCCACGCGAAAATTAAACAGCGTGCGAAGATGAATAACAGGTCGCTGAACTCAGAGATAATTGCAGCGATTGAAGAATCATTGGCTAAACAAAGCTCTGCATCCGTTTACATTGACGATGCAGAGCGTATGGCAGAACAACAATCTGATATGGTTAAGAAAATGGTTTTTGAAACGCTTAAGACCATGTATAGCAATAATAAAAAGGAAACATAGAAATCTAGTTTCCGGCTAAAATGGCATAGCCTTCATGATATCCTGTGAAAAACTAAGGAGAGTTAACCATATGAAAAAATCACTGTTAATTATCCCGCTTCTGCTGGTTGGATGCGCAAAAGTAAGTGACTATCAAGCAAGTTGCGAACAACGCTATCAAAAGCTTAGCGATATGGCTAATTGCCTTGATGCCAGTGTGAAGAACGACTCACGCATGGCATCAGCACCAACACCTAAGCTGTATGTCCTTGCTGCAAAGATGCTCGGGCAAGGTGTCAATGAAGGCAAGATAAGTGACGCACAGGCAAGACTTGAGCTTCAGAATCTTTATGTTCAATTACAAAGCCAAGAACAAGCCCAACAAATAGCACAAAGCCAATCATTCCAGCAGGCTTTATTGAATTATCAGGCTGTAAACACAATGCAAGCGATCGAGCAAAAAGCGCGCCAGCCTGTTATAACTCAACCTTACCCAACACGCGTTGACACATATACAAACTGCAATTCAGGATTTGGAAACACGGTAACATGCAACAGTAGCAGTAATATCAGGTAGTTATATCTTATCTTTTATTGCTGTTCTGCTGTAATTTGGCTTGAAAGTATAGGGCGTATCGCATTTGCAGCATTATTTAGCGCTCTTTCATAGGCTGGTGTTCCTGCTTTGGTGTTTGCCAAACGTAAGAGAGCATTCCTTGCTGCCTTGGACTCATACAAGCGCATCATTGCACCGAAACCAGCCTCAAGCCCCATTGATACGCCAAGAGTCGCAGTTGCGCCAATCGTCCTTATCCTGTTGGCTTGCGATTGCCCCGTCTGAGTTACTACATTTGCGGTGTCTGACCTTGCTGTTTGCTGTAGAACTTCATGAAGAGAATCAAGCTCTTTCATGTGCTTTCCAGAAAAAATAGTGTTGTAAATTTCACCACCTGACTGAGATTTCAGCTTATTAACTTCAGTGATGAACTTGGCTGGAGAGTCACCGGCCTTTTCCGCTATTTTGCTGACGTAAGCTGCACGCATAGCATCTTTCCCTTTATCATCCAATGCGCTCCAGATTCGTTTCACGTCAGATGGTTTTCTGCTTAATACAACGGTATTTATAAGTTCAGGACTGGCTTCACTGCTTGCCTTGTTGAGCTTGTTAGCAATGTTTTTATTAAGCACCTTATTATAAACGTTTGCATAATCGGAATTTGCTTTAAGGTATTTTGCTGCGTCTGACGCACCGAGGTTTTTTGCAACTGCGTTACGAAGGTCTTTTGACATTGCATTCTCTACCATATTGGTAGCTGCTTTTGCCTGGTTGGGGAAGACCATAGCATCTCCCTGAACATTAGATCTAAATGCTGTTCTGTGCTGGCGCAAGAGATCAAACGTAACATCCAAATCAGTTGCAGGGTTTGCTAATTCTTCACGTAGGTTACGCAAGGATGTAAGCAGGCTTTGATTGGCAGACGTCCCAAGCCGTTCCTGTCTTGCGATCGCTGTATTCAGAGCATTCATGGTATTTGTGGTATCAACTGCGGCATTACCCATTTTATTGGTGACGTCATTGATAACAGCGCCAGCGGCATCCTTCCGTCCCCTTAACGTGGTGGTCAGAGATTTCACCACATCATCAGGGTTGTACTCACCAAAACGGTCAAAATAATTGCTTACCAGCTTACTACGCGTTGCATATTGCTCCGCTCGCTTTGAGCCTGTCCCGAGCAAAGCCCCCTCGGCATCCTGAGTAAGTCCGCGAGTGAAAGCATTTTTCGGCGGGATAACATCAGATGTCATTGGTGTCACACCCATCGATTCTGATGTGGCTATTTTCTTCGCCACTTCTGGCGCAATATCACCTTTTATAGCCGTTATTCCACGCCCTATTCCCTTTGCTGCTGCGGAAAGAACACCCTGAGCGGCAAGGTTAACTCCGGCATTTTTAGCTGCATTTTGTGCGAAATCGCCTTTCTGATTTGCGGCCTCTGCCAGTGATCCAATAGCCATGCTTCCTGCCGTTCCAACTCCTGGAACTAAATACCCGCCAATTGTTTCTCCAGCTTGCGCATAAGGGTCTGTCGGTCGATCGACTGGACGATAGACATCATCCAATACTTTTGGCCCACCAAGCCCCTGACTGATTGCATTAATCAGACTTGCGCCACCCTGCAATACGTCAAATGGTATGTTTACCAGACCACGACCAGCCTGCTCTGCAATTTGCCCTGCACTTTGACCACCTGTGAGCCAATCGCCAGCTTGTTGCATCAATGATGGTTCTTCACGTGCTGGTTCATTATTGGCCTGATTAACTGTTTGTTGCTGAACAGCCTGACCAGCAAAATACTCATCAATGGCGGTGCCAATATCTTCCGTGCTCGTACCATCAGGGAAGGTAAATGTCTTACCGTTTGCAGTTACTTTCATCATTCCACCGTAAATTGAATGCCTGATTTTGAGGTATATGATCCGGATTGACTCTGCTGCTGTTGGGTATTTGTCGGTTGTTGGCTATTGCTCTGTTGTTGACTATTTGCAGCACTTGAAACCACCAAAGCATCATAAACGCGACCAGACTGACCACGTAATGAGTTATATTGGCCCTGCATTTTTCGCATTTTTGTTTCAGTAGCAGCCTTGGAATCACCGGGCTGAGGCAGGTACATTTTGGAATACTCCTGCATCTCTGGCAGAGTAATTGCTGCACCTGTTTCTGGGCGCAAAATTGCATACAATGCGTCTCTCGCATTTACCATATATTGCTGCTCCGCTGGTGATAGGCTTAAATTTGCAATAGTCCCATCACCAAGAGAGCGATTTATTAATGCAACTCGCTTAGGGTCAATGCTTTTACTAAGCTGATTCATTGAGTCCATTGAATCTTTTAATCGCAAAGCAAATCCTGCCGCCTTCTTGGAACCCTCATTAGCCTTATCTATGATGCTTTGCGCTTGTGGCAAGCTAATTGGTTTAATGCCATCACCAGATATAGGTTGGTTTAGTTTTCCGGCTTCCTCGCTGCCATCGGTGTAATACTTAGTTACCGAGCCATCAGGATTGGTTTCAACCTTAAGTAATTTCTTAGCATTGGGATTAATTCCCGCCGCTGCCGCAAATGCCGCTGCACCATCTGGATCTGCCTTTAACATTTGCGCGTACTGATTGTAATTCTGCATTGCGGCTGTTGGTGCATATGCTGACGTTAACGCATTTGCTCGGCTAATATCCTGCCCTCTCGCCTGAAGTGCTTCGCTGGCCTGATTGCTGCGGATTGTCTCTGCCAGTCTGCCTCGGTCAATCTCACGACCAGCCATCTTGTCCTGAACATTGAAGTAATCAATCGGACCAAGAGCAGCCATTCCAAGGTGATCAACAAACTCACCAAATCCTGAAGGGTTCTGCTGATACATCTGAGCAACACTGTTAGGGTCAACACCGACGCGAGTCAGTTCCTTGGCGTTGTTTTGCAGCCATGATTGCATTGCTTCTGGAGACGATGACGCAAGGCGTGCGCCAGCCGCTAAGGTGCCGATAGAATTACGCTGGTCTTCATCAATGAATCCCATGCCTTTACGAACGGATTCAATCTGGTCTGGATATTGAGTAGCCAACTGACGCAAAGCACCGCGATCACCAGACGCATAAGCATTAGCGTATGCCTGCTGAAATTCTTTCTGCCGCTGAGCCTGCTTTTCCTGCTGAAACACCCCCGCAATACCTGAAAGGCCTTGCAAAGCAGTAAGACCAACATTGTTAGCGCCTGAACGCTCAATATCATTGTTCTGCCTGATAATCTGAAGCGTATTGCCGATGTCATTTACGCTCGGAGCGTTTGAGTTGACGCCACCGATACCAGCCAACAATCCGCCATTTGATCCTTGCCAAGTAGCCATGATTACCCCTTAAAACAACGAGCCAAGCAATCCGATACCAGCACCAATGCCAGCGCCCCAAGGTGTTGATGTTCCCAAAAGGCTGGCAAGACCTGCACCGGCAATCGCACCAGACGTTCCGCCACTAATTGCAGTCTGAAGACTTGATGGTTTATTGGCATTAGCAGCGGCAAGAGCTGCGCTTTGCTGTGCAATGCTGCTCATGTTGTTGGCGTACGTCTGCCCGGCGTTTGCCTGACCTTGCAGCGCACCAAGCCCAACGTTTGCCAGATTGTTGTAATTGCTCATCTGGTTTGATAACCAAGACTGACCGAGAGTCGGCGCGATCGCAGCCAGTTGATTGCTTGTGGCTGTCGAACCAAGTCCACCCGTCGCCTCCGCAGCAGCAAGACTCTGGTAACGAGCCTGACCTGCAAGGTCTTTATACTGCTGAGAGTTGTAATACTGATTAAGTGCCTGCCCCTGACCTTCTAAACTGGAAAGGTTCTGAAGCTGGTTAACATACTGCTCCGCAAGAGGCGTGAACGGAGCAAGGTTTTTCATGATCGTCTGCCACTGCTGATTTTGCAGGTCTGCTGCATACTTCTGAGCTTCTGCGGCATACTTTGCGCTTTTATCAGAACTGCCACCTTTCCCGCCTTTTTCAGGGCAATAAGGTTCCTCGCCGCGCAGTTTTCTGCCCAGCTTAAATGCATATAACATGGCTATCTCCCGTGATTCAGGAAGTCGATTAGTTCTTCGCGTGTTGCGCTGTAAAACGTCACGTCATCCACGCCTTTGAAGTATTTCTTGATGGTTCCTACACGATTAAGGCCAATCATTGCGCAGTACATCTGCCCGTGGCGGAATTTGCGCGCAGCGAACGATGTGACACACTGAACAGTGGTGTTAGTCAGAATGTATCGCCAGAACGCCAGCCCGATTTCCTTGCTGAAGCCGCGAATCTCTGGCAGGTACATGGCGTGGCAATCGAATGTCAGCGGCTGAATCTCCTGATAGTAAACAATGCCGCCAAACTGACCGTGCACGTTCACCTCAAAGTAACGGCAATCAGGTTTGTAGTCGTATCCATCACCGTTGTTGCTCCCGGCGATGATGTCAGGGTGATTTCCTACTGCTTCGATCAGGTCGATGTTTCGCGTTGGTTTGAATGTAATCATCAGTCAATCAGCCCATGTAATCTAAGTGCCGTTTCAAGCGCCAGAATACGCTGCCGCGCCTGCTGCAAACCTGTAGCGAGTGCTGCGACTTCGGATTGCGTGTACGTAGTGCCGACAGTGTATGACTGGTTAGCGTTGAATGCGCCGAGGAGTGCCGTTCCGGTTGCCGCTGTCCATCCTGTCTGACGAGCACCGATAACCTTGGTGCCGCCGACTGAATAGGATGTTGTTACGTTGAGGGGGGATGCCAGCGATTGTGTTGCTGTTGCTGTTTTCGATACGTAATCGTCCTGCAATGCAGAAATATTTCCTTCAGCCTCCGTCACTCTACCATCAAGAGCACTGACATCAGCCTGCAAGGTGACTATTTCACCTTCAGCCGTGGTTAGTCTGACATCCAGCGACGCGATTGCATTGGTATTTGCAGTAATACGGATTTCATGGTCGTCTACGTCGATGCGGAGCTGAAGAATTCTTTCTTCGTGATCGACCAGAATAACATCCTGCTCATCGTTCCTGACCTGTGCATCATAAGCGCCCTGTCCGGCCTCGTTGGCCTTGTTAGCCACGTTACCAACATCAGTACCCTGTGCGATAACGTAAAGCAGATACGACTGCGAAAAGATATTGCGTGGAAGGACTGATGTGTCGAGCCGTGTAGCCTGAATGATTACCGGCACATTGAGATTCGAATCCGCCATTACTCAATCCTTATCTGAGCGCCAGACAGAGTGACAGGTGACTTCGTGATAACGCGCAATTTGAAACCAATGTTTTTCCTGATGCGCCCTACTTTCTTCCACAAAACGCGTTTGTCGTAAACGAACGGTTCATTCTGCTCAATCATCTGCTCACGACCGTAATTTATGCCGTCAGTGGTTGCAGAGAGGAACAGGCGGTCAGCGTACTGCGCAACGCCAGTTGACGATTCAACTTCAAGGTCGAAAACTCTGGCGTTATCCGCTTTGAACAACGGAGTAAACAGCAGGTGTTCCTGTTGCTTGTCGTACTGGCTGCTGATATCGAACTGCAATTTCCCTGTCATCGATTCAAGCTTATCGCCGCACGTAATTTGGTTGCCTTCGTAAATGAAGTCGATAGCGCGGTACACATCGTCATACAGGCCTGTTTTCAGTACACACCATTGCGGACCATTGGCGCTTGAAGATGCGTCGTACACGAGGACGTGGCGCGGCAGGTGAATAATCAGCAACTCATGAGCATCAAACCGCAACGATTCCATCACGCCATCAGCCAGTTCATCAGCAGTGTAGGAGCGTAGTATTTTCTCAATGCTCGCGCTGGCGATTGGTGATACCTGACCGGAGCCGATGATATACACAGACGGCGCACCTGTTGCCGGATTGCTGATGAACGCATAAGAATCAGCGAATGGCGTTTTGCAGTAAGTCCCGGCGATGCCTTTTTGCACCATCAGTGATGGCTGTGCGACATACAAAGCAGCACCAACGGTGGTTGCACCTGTCAGGGAAAAATATTCAATCGTCGATGAACCAAAGCAGACGATAAAGTCTCGCCATGTACCTATGCCGATGATGCCGTCCGGCTGCGATTCTGCGCGATATTGTGCGCTGTAGCGGTCAGGATGCGATTCGTCTTCAAGGTCAGTGATAAACCATGAATCAGTTCCGTCTTTTGACCACGCATAACGCCCACGTAAGCGCGTAATGTCGCGGACCGAGCCTAACTCATACTGTGTGAATCCGCTGTCTGTAGGCCAGTTTGAGACGGTTTTGACCGCGCCATCATAACGATACTCGACCAGTTGACCATTAACGCCTACCGCCTGTGATGTCCGACCATGCGCCATTGATACGCGACCACTTCCGGCGACGTCACCGACCTCACTTTCGCCCTTATACAATTTGCCACCACACACGCGATAAACAGCATTCTGTGCCATGTTGTACTCGACGCCTCGCGATACGCCGTTCACATCAGAACGTTTGGCAATGCCCGGGAATGAGCGAAGATATCCGCTGCTGTTGAGGATTTCTTTGGGTGTAGCCAACATATTCACTGGCAGATAGTCGATATAGTCGGCGTTTCGAAAGTCTTTGCCGACGCCTTTCATGAGCGGAAGTTGCTGAATCGGCATTTATTCGCTCCCGTTATCGCAAGGTTCCTTCCGGTGGAAGTAACTCCAACCGTTCCACTTCGCCAACTGGTTACCGCTACCAACAGGCATACGGTTTGGATAACCGGACTTACATTTAGCGGCTTTTGCTCTGTCCATTGCAGACAGTTTGACGAGTCGCTCTTTCCCGTATCTGGCAGTGGTTATAAGTTTTGCAGACGCTTCCAGCGCATAATCTGGAGCAATGCGGCAGGCAAGGTTGAAAATGACGGCATTGATAGCGTTATTTGATAAGCCGTGCTCATCTCCCGGATCCGGAGCGATATCTGCATCAGCAAAAATGTAGCCAACGTTGATGCCAGGTGACACATCACCACCAAGCCATTCAGCCATCATCATTTCAAGGTCGTTGACGCCGTCTTCCATAGACTGCGGTTCGACATCGGTTAACGTGGCATTTGATGCCACACCGAGCTTACGTAATGCCGCAAGAACTAAATCACCCTTCGTTGTCAGGTTCATCTGCTGCCGCCTTAGGTTTTCGACCAGGCTTTTTACGCTGTTTTTCTTCTTGCTCTGGCTCTGGCTCTGGCTCTGGCTCTGGCTCTGGCTCTGGCTCTGCAACATCCTTCAGAAGATCATCAGGATGTGCAAACCAGCCAGCATCCAGATATTCCTGAAGCTCTTCGGCTTTCACGATTTCAAAGTCGTATCCCACGCCTTTCCATTTCTTCATGTCGCCATGACGAAAGATCATGTGTGTCATGCTTGTCTCCAGATAAAAAAGGGAGCCGAAGCTCCCTCTGGTTATCACGCAGTCTGGTTAGGCAGACCAACACCAATTGCCTCTGGTCGTACAGCACATGCTGAATACCACACAGCAATACGGCACTTACCAGACAGAGTGTTGATATCGCCCTGCGTTGCGAAGATGCCGTTAACACCAATACCAGGAATGCTGAAGGAAGACGTTTTCATGCCAGCAAACAGTTCATGGGTTACCGGGATCGGCTGAGACAGCAGGCGGATTGAGTCATCAGCCCAGAACACGTTAGCGGTGGTTGTTGCCACGTTCAGAACGTTTACCGGAGTGGTATCAGCAAGAGAGGTGTTTACGTTAGCGTAAGCCTTCTCTTCTTTTGTCAGTGACGCGTCATCCAGCGCAATCGGCTTCGGCGTGATTTCGATGTGAGTACCATCGATCACACGGGTGATTGAGAAAGTCGCATCATCAGTCAGCACGTTCTTCGCCATCTGAGACAGGAATTTCACACCAGTGAAGCTGATTTTGTCGCCGCGCTTAAATCCGGTGGTGGAGGATACGGTCACCGTTGCAACACGGTTATCGACGTTCTCTTTGTTACCATCGGTATCAAGGGTGTATGCCTGCGGCTTAAACTTCTGCGCACCAGAAACAGTTACACCAGTAGCGGTTGACTTGGTAACTGCGGGAAGTTTCGGTGAGCGAAGAATTTCATCAAAGCCAGCAATCTGACGCTGAATAGTACCGTTGTGATACGCGTCTTCAGTAACGCGCCCGAAGATGTCACCATCTACCAGGTTGCGGCCTGCTTTGCGGTAATCGTCAGGGTTCAGGAAGTAACTGATGCCCATATCGCGGTTTAGCTCACGGGAGAACATCAGGCGCTCTGCATCAGACACAAAATCCCAGCCAGACAGGCCAGTAGATGGACCAATTGCGCGGGTATCGTGAACAACAAGCGAGCCCATTTCAGTTGCCTGTTTTGCAATTGCTGACTCAATGTTATTCGCCAGTTTTTTGGCGGATGCCTGGATGCGACGACGGTAAGAACGCTCATCACGCAGGTCATCTGCACGAAGCTCGAAGAAATCGTTATCCGGATCGCCCATGTTGCATTTCACGGAGAGTTCCAGAATCCCGGTTGCGTTGCCAGTTAAATCCCAGCCAGTCTGGGTTGGCGCTTCCTGCTCAACAGGCATCCACACGGTGTTGCTTGAACGCTGCATGGATTCTGCCGGAGGGGTGTATTTTGTCACTTTGGACGCCATTGGCGTCAGGTTCTGGACGGTTTCGATGATTTCATCTAGAGCATACGTGACCAGTTGACCTTCATTTAATGCCATTATCGAATTCCTTTATTCAGTTGCGCCTTGAGCTTGCGGTATCTCTCTACATCCCCTTTGTTTGCTGCCGCTTCCATCTGCTTTTCAATCGCAGATATATTTGCAGCAACAGCGTGTCCCTGAATGGGTTCATCAGGTAGCGGGGCTTCTGAAACAGGTTTGGCTCGAGGCTTGAGAGTTAAACGTTCTGACAGTCGAGTGAGTTCAATCAGCGCGGATTGCCCGTCCATCGCCAGCAACTGGCGTGTTTTCTCAGGATTAGCACCAAGGTGATACATGAGAGCAGCGGATTTCTCCGGGAAGAGGCGCATGATGTCGGCACCGACTGCTGGCGGCACCAGTTGCATGAATGCATCCTCTTTCTCCTGATAGTCAGGGATATTGAGCTTTTCCGCTGCGTCGTAGTGCTTACGGGCTGCCTCGACGTATTGCGCTGATTGCTGGGTGAACTCCTGAGTTTTGCGACCCTGCTCGGCGACAGCCTGGCTTCGTGCGTCCATAGCCTTGATCTGCCATTCACTATTTGCCTGCTGGAAGGCAGCCAGTGCGCGGCTCTGGTCATAGTCGTACTTAGCCAGTGCATCTTCGGAAAGATAATCGTTAGGGTCTGGTTGTTTTGGTAACTCAGGGTTCACCCGCAGGTGCTCCGGCAACTCTCCACGCTTAACCGCTTCCATCTGTTGCTCAAGCTCACGCTGGCGTTTGCGTTCGATGCGGCGACGGGCAAATTCAGCATTAGTTGCCGGGTCTTGTTTTGGTTTCTCATCGTCTTTCAGGACAATCTCGAAGCCTTCTTCCTGACCTGCGTTGTCGTTGGCATTATCGACAACTAAGCCATCAGCAGATGCCGCTGCATGATTGCCGGGCAGGGTTAATTCTTCAGAAGCCTGAATGTCGGTGGTTTGGTCCATGATTAACTCTCTCTTATTGAGGTGTCTCGGCTACTCCGCCGGAGGGGATTTGAACTTGACGCATAAGATTCGCGAAATCCATGCGTTGTGAATGAGTCTGGTCTGCATCTTTAAGAAGCAGCTCAGCGTTAGCACGAGCATCTTTGCTGCGCTGTTGCTGGAATTGACCTACGAGCTTGAGGTACTCACGCAGTTCTGCCTGCTTGTCGAGGTCCATATTGTTGAAGATTTCTGCAATCTTCGCGGCGTTGAGTTGGTTTTGGGCTTCAACCTTGGCAGCTTCAACCTGAATCTGCGCCTGTTGGTTCTCTGCCTTGAGCAATTCAGCCTGACCTTGCAGAAGGATACCCTGCGCCTGAATTTGCTCTGCTGATGGCTGCTGCGGCTGTTGTTGTGCCTGCTGTACCATCTCCATCTCTTCAGGTGTTTCTGGTTTCTTCAGCCCCATCATCACCAGTTGCTTGTTCGCGTACTCTCGCATCATCTCAACGCCTTTACCGTCAAGCAGCGTGAAGTATTGCAGCATCAGCATCTGGAACTCTGGAGTACCTTGCGGAACCTTGGTGAGTAACTCCTGAATCTCTGCGCGGTTCTGTTCCTTCATGCTCTGGAAGGATGGCCCAACGTCTGTATAGCACTCATAGCGACCGCGAATGTCGTTGAGTGTGACCACATTACCGGACTGGTAATCTACAACTTGCGCGTAGAGTTGAACGTCTTTCTCGCTACCATCTTCAAGTGTCAGCGTTACATGACGAGGAACGTCATAAATATCGTTGACCATTGAGGCATAAATCTCGCCATCACGTCGCATTGCGGTAGCCAGGTTATCCTGAAACACGTATGTCTCAAGGTCTGCCCGCATGTTCAGTTGATTGACGGTATCGAAAGCGACCTGAGAGTTTGCCGCCTGCGCATCCACGCCAAGACTAGCCACCTCTTTCACTGCGTTGGTGGCAGCCTCAAGCATGTAAGCGTTGGCTTGCGGCACTTCAGGGTTTTCCATGTAGGAGATTGGACCAATCGGCAGGTCGTTACCGTTTTCATCGGTCCTGTTCTGCAGATAGTACGGATAGTCATCATTTCCACCGTACATGTATTCGTAGCCTTCGATTTGCTCAGGGAAGAAGGTCGGTTTCTTCTTCGGTGAACGAGCAACAATATCGGCGTTGAACGACATGATCATGTTACGAAGGCGTTGACCGTCTTTCGTCAGCCTTACCACTCCCTCGTAGCACTCCTTGTCACCAGCGAATGACCATTCTCCATACACTGGAACGATTGGGATATGCTCTCCGGCTATCTTTTCTCGGTCTTTCAGTATCTGCGTGCAGGTGATGATCGACTTATACACACGACGACGCTTCACCTTACGCTCTGCTACCTTAATGAATCCACGATTAGCCAGGTCGTCGATGACGTCTTTGATATCCTGCTGGTAATAGCTGACCGGCTCACCTGTCAGCGGGTCGCGGTAGATGAAGACTTTCTCCTTCTTCTCTTCGACCTCGTAATACTCAGCGACGTAGACGACATCATTCGATACCCACGGAAACAGCCATGTATCGTTCGGATTCTGGAAAGATGGCAAGGCATCCGGATCAATACCGTAATCCTCTGCGAACTCTTTCCAGCCATTGCGCGACAAGGCGTTAATCACCGTGCAATGCTTAGCGTCGCTCTTATCCATCTGCTTGCTATTGGCGTCCCATATGACGTGTGAGCAGGCTTCATGGATTGGAAGGCGTCGGATTACCTGATTGTTGCTTGTTGGATCGTTGTCTTCGTACTGCGTGACCAGACGCCATGCACCAACGCCGGACTCTATCTGCTCACGAACGCCAACGTTAACGGCAATCTTTGCCGTGTTATGGCGCATATCAGTACGATACATCCCCATCAACACATCGGCTGCATCAGGATTAGCACCGTCTTTGGGTCGGAAGAGAACGTCGATAGGGTTCCGGCGCATCTCTGCGACCAGTTTCCTGACCACCGGGCGAACAACATCGAATTGTCCGCGATATTGCAGAGTCGTGTAGTTTGATAGCCAGTCATCCCATTGCGACACTCGGCTAAAATACAGGTCATTTGTCGCCTCGGTTCTGGCTTCATCGCTCGCCATCCAGTCTGCGTCAAACTTACACAGAATGGAATTGAGTCTGTTTTCGTCGGCCATTTAAGTTCTCCGTGCGATGGGCCTGATTGGGGCTGGTGTTTTCTTCTCTTTTGGCTTGTTAATATCGCCATAACGCTTAGCGTATCGGCGCATCATGTATGCATAGCGTGTGGCATCAAGAAGGTCATCGCGGGTTTTTGCTATACGCCCTTTCTCGTCACGATGGTAATAGTTAAATTCGTCGAACCAGTCTCGAAGTCCACGGAATACTTTAAATTTACCCAGCTTCATCAGGTCGTACAGTTCGAACAGGCCTGCCTCAACTGATCTAGAACCATCAGGCCATTGCGCTGGTTCATGAAGCATCTGAAACCCCGCTTCGTGGTAGTACTGCTTCTGCTGAAGTCCTGACCCTTTTTCTGTTTGTAATCCATCTTGCGGCCATGCTGTGGGTACTTTTAATGCCCATGACTTAACTGAAGACCATGCCTCTGCTGGAGATGTCTGGCTCGCTTTCCATGCTCTGGTCACATAGTACGTTTCGTTGTCGTTATCGATAACTAATTGCATGTGAGCCTGCGGGTGATCCCAGCCAAAGTCCATGCCATCAATCACCATCCAGTGGGGAGGTATCGGGAATGGATCACAGGTGATTGTGTCTTCGCTAAAGTCATAAATACGACCATGACCAAGCATAGGAATCCCCTTCGTTCGCATGTCTCGTTGATGAGGAGGAAATGATGAGAGCAAATCCTCTTTCACCTTATCACTAAGGTGTGGAGCATCATCCCAGCCAACATTCATGCACGTTTGCGCCTCAGAGGGGTTATCCATGAATCCAATAACCAGCTCTGTACGTCCGTTTTCCGGTGTAAATGTCAGTATCCCACGACCACCACGACCTTTGTCTCCGGTAGCTGTACGGGTAAGAACCTGCGGGTAGATAGTTTCATCTTTTGGCTCTTCGTCGATATGGAACCAGTCAACACTGTCACCCATTAGTGCATGCTGACCTTGCGAGTAAGACCAGAACTGAATTTTCGAAAGCCGACCTGACTTATGCCTGATATAAGCAGAACGTACTGCATTTGGCGTACCAGTCATTGGTTCTGTATCAACAATCAAATCTCCAGGTATTAGACCACCTTCCCAGCCGTCGTCTGTTTTTCTGCCCAGCAACGGTGTTTGCAAAAGGTCTCTAATCTTTTCCCCTGAGTAACCGAGACACCAGATTAGCGGGGCATGATCAAACTTATACCCACCCCATCCATCAGGGTAGTCACCTATTGCATGGATAGCGTCGATATAGGTGGCGGTATCAGTCTTTCCCACACGGTTTGCAGCAATTAATGCAACCTGAGAGTATTTACTACTTAGCGAGATGAACTTCTTTTGCCACTCGTATCTGGTATCGAAATAAGTGCGATACCTGTACAGATGCGAGCGACGTGCTTTTTCCTCCAGCAAGCGTAATAACTCAAGTTTCTGCTCCCGATCCAGATTGTGCATTCTGCAACTCCCTAATGCGACGCTCTATCTCTTCATCAGTCATATCGTTGATGGTTATTCGCTGGTCGTGCTGAATCTTGTCACCGAATCGACGCGTAGCAACCTTAGACGCATACCACTTCCTTGCATCCACCTGAAGCCTGGCTTTTGCCACTGAACCTGATTCTTCTGATGCTGAGTCTGCGTACATGATGATATCTTCGGCCATTACTTCAGCCTGTATCTCTCTGGCTCGCGCGTATTGCTCGTGAAACTCATCATGTCGATGAAGCCACGCAAGAACTGTCGCAAGATGAGGAAATTCATCTCGTCTGCAAATCGCCCTCAGGCTTTCACCTGTCAACGACGGATGAAAAGTGATCCACTTATATCTCCACCAACGGCCCAATATTGATCCACCGTTTTACTCAGGATTAGCTTCTGCTATAACCCCGGCCTTTCGTTTCTGTCTGAGTCGATAGCTTTCTCCTTTGATTTGAACGACATGTGAGTGGTGTAAGATACGGTCCAGCATCGCTGAGGTCAGTGCTGCATCACCGGCGAACGTTTGATCCCACTGCCCGAACGGCAGATTGGATGTCAGGATCATTGCGCTCTTTTCGTAACGTTTAGCGATGACCTGGAAGAACAGCTTTGCTTCTTCCTGACTGAACGGCAGATAGCCTATTTCATCAATGATGAGCAGGCGGGGGGCCATTACTCCACGCTGAAGCGTCGTTTTATAACGGCCCTGACGTTGTGCCGTAGATAACTGAAGTAACAGATCTGCTGCTGTTGTGAAGCGAACTTTGATACCTGCACGGACTGCTTCATAGCCCATCGCTATTGCCAGATGGGTTTTCCCCACACCTGATGGCCCCAGTAATACGATATTTTCATTACGTTCTATGAAGCTGAGTGAGCGTAACGACTGGAGTTGCTTCTGCGGTGCTCCGGTGGCGAATGTGAAGTCATACTCTTCGAACGTTTTCACCGCCGGGAAGGCTGCCATTCGGGTATACATCGCCTGTTTACGTTGATGACGTGCCAGTTTTTCTTCATGAAGCAGATGCTCCAGGAAGTCCATATAACTCCATTCCTGGTCTACTGCCTGTTGTGACAGCGCAGGCGCTGCGCTTATAAGGCTTTCCAGTTGCAACTGCCCGGCGAGCACCATCAGTCGTTGATGTTGCAGTTCCATCAT